CATCGTAAAGCCTAATTTTTCCATCCCAGAACTTATTCCGGTATGCGGGCATGAACTTGTAATTGTCTGCCCAGAAGGTAAACGCTTCAGAGAGATCCATGATCGCACCACTATCGTTGCTGTCCATCCTAATAACGGATTCGTCAATCTTCTCGATCTCGATTATGGTGCTCATGTCAACTATTATCTATGCGCGGCTTTTTGTGTACTGATTCGCACCCATAGGTCTGAGTTTAATGTCTCTAGAACCGCCTTGTTCTTTAATTATATTTGATATAAAGGCCGGACTACAACCAAGAGTTTCGGCAGCTGCCTTTTGTGAGGAATATAGAACACCGTCAATGGTAATGGTTCGTGATAGGGCAGCAGCTTTCCTCTTCTTGTGTTCCTCGGTTTGTTTTGTACCAAGAAGTGTTTCCCTGCACCGCTGACTCCTATATTCGATTTGCTCTTCGGTCAACCACTCAGAAGCCCTTTTACCCTTATTCCAAGCTGTGTGGTTTCCGGTGTATCCGCCATGACCTTCTTCTGGAATTTGATTAGCAAAGTCTGTGGACTCTACTATGTTCCATTTGTCGGAATAACCCAATGCAACCTTTTTAAATTCGGCCTTATCTTCAGTTTGAAATAGCACCTCGGTGGTCACATCGTTTCCGTGTTTCTTGAGGTGTCTAACCCAATGAATCCCAGAACCTCGATATTGATACGGATCTTGCTCCGTTTTACCAAGGTACTTTAACCCAGTCACATTATGGGTTTTGAGATACAGAGTTATCATACACCCGCTGTGAATCGTCTCCAATCAATGATATTCTTGATCTGGGTGTGCCTCCACTTTATTTGGTCGAGGATTTCTTTGCAGGCATCAACATAGGTCTTTTGATACTCGATTTGCATTGCAGCATCAACAACGTCTTTGTCCGAATCATAGAACTGCTGGATGTCGGTTTTCAAGGGCTTTGTCATTCCGTTAAATGGATCGTAAGCCCAACCTCGTTCGTCCATGGCATCCTTTTCCATTTTGCCATTAAACCACAACCATTTGTCCTTTTTAAGAATGGAAAATTCTTGTTCCTTTTTCTTTAACCGAAGCTTGGCTACGGAATGTAGCTCAAGGTACTTGCTGTGCAGCGCAGCGCCGTTAATGGTTGTTTCGTCGAGAGCAACGTCGTCGATTTTGGAGTCTTCGCTCCACATCTCTAAAAGATCTTCGATATTCATAAACTATACTTTATCTATAGCCTTATTTAATCGAGAAATTCAAAGTCGTCGAATCGAAATGTAACGTCGAATGTTGCAAAGGTTATCTCTGCTGCTTGAGCGTCAAAGTCTACGCCTGAGATGCTTGTTGGGAACGCGTTGGTGCATCGAACCTCGCGACTGATGTTGTTATGACTTGTTAGTAAATTAATTGTGATGTCGTCGGTTTGAAGAGTGTTTGTACGTGTGTTTGCCTTCATCCATCCGTAAAGCTCGTCATAAAGCTCCATTTTTTCATCACACATAAACCTCATTGAAAGCGGTTCGTAAACGAGGGTCTCAGAAGGAACGTATCCTTCCCGATTTCTATACGGGGAAGTGACCTCTGCATTTGTAATACCCGGAAAGGTAAGACCAACAGCAAGTAGATTAAGTCTTGGGTATTCGCTTGATCCTCCTATAAGAACTTTGAATCCATTGGAGGGTAATAGATTGTTGTCAATAGCCATGCTTTTATTTATGCGCGGAAAATGGGTTTGTGCACAAAAAAGGGGTTACCCTTTCGAGTAACCCCTTCAGTGGTGTCGTCCTAACTAAGGTAGATGGACAACTTTAACTAATTGATATTAGCTGTGCTCGATGTTGATACCGGTCACGTTGAACGTACGGAAGTACGGGTTGAAGTCGGTAGTACCAGCTCCGGCAAGAGGGTTGCTAACAAGACCGTAGCGAGTCTTGAAACCAATCTTTGGCTGGAATGTGTCTTCAGCAACCGCACGCACCATCGTGAGAGGAACGTAAGGGCAGTAGAAGATACCGGCGTCGTAAGAGCTGGAGCCCTTGTAACCAACGGTGACGTAATCAGCAGCCTCGTAAGGGTCAACGTAAACCTTCATGCGACCGTTAATAACACCAGCGAAAGTGTTACCAGTGTCGTCAACGTTCAGGTCAGTAGACATAGCAGGGCTGTAATCAAGAACACCTGCAGCTGCGAGAGCAGAAGCAACGTTGCTGGAAGCAAGGACGTAATTACCCTTGCCGCGGCGTGTACCTTTAGCAACTTCGTTAGCTTCGATTTCGATTTGGAAGAGAAGTGACTTGAACTTCTCAACCGCCCAGCGGCCATCAGCGTCTGTATCGAGGTCGAATGCACCACTTCCGCTTACTCCACCGTGGAGAGCTTCAGTGTTGATCTTAGCAATAACTTCGCGGTTGATCTCAGCAAGAATCTCAGTGGAGAGAATGTTTGCGAGTTCAGCTTCAGCATCAAGACCGTGAACGGACTTAAGATCCTGTGCGAGTTCCATTGAGTACTCAGCCTGGAGTTGGCGAGTCTTAGCTGTAACAGGAGTTTTCTCGATAGTGAAACCCATACGCGAAGGCTGAGCAACTTCAGCAGCTTCTGTAGCGATACCTGTACCGGAACCAGTGGAACCAGCACCGGAGTAGGCGTCGTCGATTGTGTTGAACAGAGCTTCGTCGTCTGCTTTTGTGATTTGGTTAGCAACAGGGCTGTCTGTGGATGCGTAACGTGCCTTCATCGCGAAGATGAGACCGGTAGGACCAGTCATAGGCTGAACACCAGCGATGTCATAAGCAACGAGGCTTGGCATTGCACGGCGAACGAGGGAAACCAAAACTGGGTCCCAACGATCAACTGCGCCTGTCAGGTTCTGGTCTTCTGTGAGGAAGTTAGCCTGAGCAGCTGTTTCACGAGCAGCGATTTCTTGGTTTTCAAGGAGGACTGCGGTCACGGACTTACGGTAGTTGTCCGCGAAAGCAGGAGCGTCGGCAGATTCCAAAATGGGCTGCCACTTCTTTTCTAGTTCTTCTGATTTAAACATTTTTCTATATGATGTTTGAGTTAAGTTGGGAAATTTAATTAGGTCGAGCTCTTCATGAGCCGCCCAAGTGTTTCCATGTATGATGCCATCTGAGGATCAGTTGGTGCTTCGGAAGTTTCTTCCTCAACGTCTGCGCCTTCAATGATGGTTTCAACAGTTTCTTCCTCAGTTTCCTGAGCTTCTTCTGTTAGTGTTTCGCCTTCTCCAGTGAAGTAGAACTTCTTGAGAGTTTCCACATTCTTTGTGAATTCTCCGTCAAATTCAACTCCTTCTGCGAGCTTAAGAAGCTTAGCAGTTTGGGTTTCGGCAAGATCTTTAGTAGCTTCGGAAAGAATCTTCTCCCTGTTAAGATCGTCTACACGATCGGCAAGGGTATCAGCGATGTCTTTGAACTTAGCCACGTCTTCTTTGAGTTGAGCAGCTTCCTCTTCAAGCTCGTCGTAAAGATCGATCTTGGATTCGGGAACTTCAACATAATTTTCTTCGAATAACGTCTTAAGAGACTTCATGAAGTTTTCGGCAATGGATGTGCGGAGTGAGCTTTCAACAGCCACTTTGTTTTCGCTAATCCATTCTTCAACAGCGTAAGTCAAGTAGGAGTCGATTTGATTAGTGAGTGTTTCATTAATCGCTTCAACTTCTTCAGCAAGCTTAGCATCGTGCTGAGCTTCAAGAGCTTCAGTTACTTCTTCGACCTTAGTGCGAACTTCGGCTTCAAAAATAAGAGCAGCTTTTGCTTTGAACTCTGATGTTAATCCTTCTTCTTCTTCAACAAGACGAGTAAGGTCTTCGGAAGTAATAGCCTCTTCAGCCACTTCTTCTTCAGTTGCTTCTTCAGTAGCTTCTTCTTCAGTTTCTTCGGTCACTTCTTCAGCAGCTTCTTCTTCAGTAGCTTCTTCTTCAGTTTCTTCTGTTACCTCTTCAGCAGCTTCTTCAGCAGCAGCGGCACGCTCTTCGCGGCGCTCTTTAAGATAGTCGTCGGCTTGATCAGCTTCTTCAACAACAGTTTCTTCAACTTCTTCTTCAACCTCTTCAGCAGCAACTTCTTCAGTTACTTCTTCGGTGGCTTCTTCTTCAGTGATTTCTTCTGCGTCTTCAACAACAGCTTCTTCCTCAACTTCAACTGCAGCTTCTTCGTCTTCTTCTTCTTCTTCAGGAGAATCGTCAGTTTTGTCTTCAGTGTCGGTGTCTTCGCCTTCTTCAGCTTCTTCTTCTTCTTCGTCTTTTGCTTTAGCAAGCTCGGATTCTTCAGAAGTAGGCTTTTTACCAGCTTCTGCAATCTCTTCTACGTCTTCAGAGACGGATTCCTCCACCTCTCCCTGTTCAAGAGAAAGCAAGTCGGATTCAACGATATCCTCGATAATGTCTTCTTGGTTATCTGTGTTTTCCATGTTTGTTTTCTATTTTGTTTGGAGAGGGGTATTATTACCCAGTCTCATATTAGTCATTAATTTCCCATACTATAATCACATCATCCATAATCTAATAAACTTTACTTATGAAATCCTTTTAAGGAAATCAGTAAAAAGTGTTTCTTGCAGTGATGTTAGCTTTGCATTCGAAAGCTTTTCCATCTCTGCTTTGGCTTCTTCAGCCGCTCGGGAAACAATGTCGTTTCCTTCAAAAAAGTATTCAACGCCTTCCATAATACCGTCAACGAATGCGGATGGAGCGCTTGGGTCCTGAACGATGTCAACCGTTGCAAGGATAAAGTCTTCGTTAACAGTTGTAACGCCGTTCTTTTGAGACACTGAACCCATTCCTCGTGAACTAACGCCGAGTTGGCAACCACCTTCGAGAAGACCTTTTGTGATGCTTCCCATTGGGGTGTCAAGAATAAGAGCTTTGCCCATCACATTTTTTCCGTTCCAATTAAGTTCGGTAATGCGGTGAGAAACCTTATCGAGGTTAATCTGAGGACCTTCAGGGTGATTGAGCTCACCAACCGCACGGCCTGTACGGACGTAGTCTTTGTCGTAACGCTCAACTGCAGCTTCAAGAATTGCCTTTGGATAAACCCTTTTGTTGCGGTTTAACTGGTCGGCTTGCATGAAGATACCTTCGATGAAGGTTTCTTTTTTACCGTTCTTTTCTTCGGTAATGTATTGAAGGTCTTCTAGGTGTTCAGTAATTAATTTCATGGTGGTGATGATTTAAACGTCTTCTTTGAATGTTTTCAAAGCTTTAATAAGGTCTTTGATCGTGTGCTTTTTACGAGGATCAAGCGCACCGCGAAGAGCGGTCTTCCCTTCTCTGCCTGGACCAACAAGATCAACGCGGTCAAAGTAAGGACCGAATTTTTCTTTGGGGTTTGTACCCATCTTCTTAGCAATGTAATCAAGAAGAATTTGCTGCATGGCAACGCCGTCTCTGGTTACCATACCTGTGGGGAAAAGAGCAGCTTCGTCGTTGTCAGTAATAACCTTTGCAACCTTTTTAGCAAAAAGACCAACTGCGCCAGAGTACTTGATCATGTCAACCAATGCGGAATCACGCTCAAGAATAAGGTCAGTAGATTCTTCTAACTCTTCTGTTGTAACTTCAGTTTCTTCTTCGGTAATCTCAACCGGCTCAATCTCAGGCTCAGGCTTACGATTAAAAATTGCCTCTGCCGCGTGAGCGAGGTTGTCGTATGATCTGTGATAGTTTTCCATTTTAAATATTAAGCGTCTGCCATACCCTGACCGGCAATATCCATCCAGAGGTGGTAAGCGTAGGTGTTCTTTTTATGGGGGTTGTTACCTTCAAGTCCGCCTTTCTTAGGAAGATTCTTTCCTGTTTGATAAGCGTCTTTAAAATCTTTGTGGTCGCGAGCATGTTTATCAAAGACACCAAATGCCTTAAGATCCAGGGATTTCATGCTGGCGATGTAATCTTTTTCAGTAGCGCGCATGCGCTTGGCTTTATCCAGGAAGATCTTCAAATCTTTTTTGTCCGTTGGGACTTCAACCATCTCTAAAAGCTCTTCAGCTTCTTCAATCTCTTCGCTTTCAACAACGGTTTCTGTCTCCGTTGCGGGTGCGTTGTAGATCTTTTCAGCAGTTTCGATTGTTGCAACGTTAATAGCTTGCTGGGCTTTATCCCGCATAACATCGGAAAATGCCTTTGCCATTTCGTCTTTATCACCAAGTGACACCGCATTGATGAAGTTCTGGATTTTACTCATACCTTTATTTATATGTTTTTATGTTTTAAGTGTTGGTTAATTCCTAAAAATCGTCGTCAGCCGGAGGTGGTTCTTCCTCGTTTTCGTCCTGGATTCTTTGGAAATCCTCGTCAGAAAGGTTAAGAACGTTGCTCCGTACCCACTTATTAGAGTAGTATTGACCGATGAATGGTTGTACCTGTTCAAGCATTGTGATACGTTCGCGAAGAATTTCAAAGTCCTTGAGTTCGGAAAAGAAGTTGTCTTCAACGTAGTCAACGTTAATTGCCTCGCGAATTTCAGGCCATTCAGACTCCGTACAAATGTTTTTAAGAAGGCATTGAACCTTAAGCATCTCAATAAAGAGAACGGAGAACTTCTTACGAAGACGGTTAATAAACTTTTGGAATTTAACTTCCTCCCGGCTAATCTCACTTGCTCGTCCAATAGCAAATTGGCTGCCTTCAACATCAAGACGTCCAACCGGAACGTTTAGCGAGCGGTAAAGCTTCTTTTGAAAGAAAACAACGTCATCAATTTGGCTTAGGTTTTCACCACCAGGAAGGGTGCTGATCTCTGTGCCTCGTCCTCCTTCTCGGCGTGGAAGCCAAAAGTCTTCCAACATGCTCATGGCTTTGCGGTCGTCTTTAACTTCACCGCTTGTTGCATCGTAAACAAGTTTGTTACGATACTTGCTCATGATACCCTGAACGTATTGCTCGGCCTTACCTTTTGGAAGGTTACCAATGTCAATGTAAAAGATCCTGCGCTCAGGAGCTCGGGATATACGGTAGATAACCAACGCATCTTCCATGATACGAAGTTGGTTAACAAGCTTCACACTTTTGTGAAGATACGAAACAGCGAATTTACCTCCATCGTCAAGGTTGCCGCTGGGGACGTAAACGATACTCGTTGGATCGATTTTAACAGCGTTTGTGCTTGATCCAAGTGTGTCGCTGTAAAGAAAGTATTCCTTTGAAACGTAGTGACTTTTAACACCGCTGTCGGGATCTGTTTTGCTTTTAACTTCTTTGATCTTCTTGATCTTCAAAGGATCGATCATTCTTACTTCTTGAATACCCTTTTTAATATTATCGGGATCGATAAGAAGGTGGTAATAAAGCTTACCATCGATGTACCAACGGCGAAAGATGTCTTGGCCGTTAAAGTTAAAGGAAAGTAGTTTGCAGACGTTTTGGAATTCTTCTCGGATCAAATCTTTAACGTTGTCTGGAACGTCAAGGTTGTCGGTAGAAAGATTGATCGGAATGTTTGAGCTGTCTGCGACAATAGCTCCGTTGATGATATCCGAAATGGCGGTGTCGCATTCTGGTTGCGCTGCAGCCGCACGATATTTGAGAATTGCGTCTCGCTCGTTGCCAACACTGGCATCGTCAAGGTCAAGGGTTTGACCGTAGTAACCGCTGGTGCTGTTACCTGAAATAACCTGACTTCCGTCGGTTTCTACTGGAGGTGCAAATGAGGGCAAAACCCTTTCTTCACTGTCTCCATCTTCGTCTTTAATTTTTCGAGAAATGTCAAGGCCAAATATTTTCATACATTACTATATATGAAGAAAATTATCCCGGAGGGATTGGACCTCCAGGATAATCATCTAATTTTTTACACTGAGTTGAGCTTAGGAAGTGATTCCTTCTGCTGTCCAGTATTGATACGTGAGCTCAACTGTGAATTCTTCCACAGCGTCGTTCGATTCGTAGTTCAATTCGATTTCGCTTACGTTTGTTGGGAACGCGTCAACGAATGTGTAGGTTTTGATACCCGAGTCGTTGCCGTCGCGGTCAAGCTGAACCACTTCCATGTTGCGGAAGTAATTAAGGTGCTGACCAACAACTGCGTCGTCACTTACATTAGCTTCGTGGTTGTTAACCCGGTTGGACCATTTTTCGAAAGCGTCACGGAGGTTAAAGTTAACGTCATTGATAACGGTAACTGTCCATGGTTCGAATGTACGGTCTCCAGCAATCTTGAGCTTTTGTCCGCGGAATGGAACCTCGATTGGAGCGATAACACTCGGTGGAATCGATGCGGCTTTGATTAGAAAGCGTGCTTCGTTTCTGAGAATCTGGTTGTTGTCCGGGAACTCAATTCTGCACTCAAACAGGTTGGGGCGTGCGCCACCGCTAAAGTTTGATTTGAATTTTGATATTCCTGTGTTTGTAGTAGCCATAAGTTTTACCTAACTATATGTTTCTATTTATACTCCTAGACCTTATCGGCCGACTAATTCTTCAAACGCTGTACCTGTTCTGGTAGCGACGAAGTTAAGTGTTACAAAGTTAATCGAACGCGTAGGCTTGATGTAGATATCAGCCACGAATCGATTGCCGTCAATCACCTCTCCTGTGTTGTTGCTTTCATCGCAAACAACGCGGAAGTCAGTAATACCTCTCCGTCCCTGAACGTCCCGAAGGAATGGCTCAATGGCGTTACGGAAAGTGCTGCGAGTGAACGTGTCGTTAAGTTCAAAGAGTTGAAACTTACTTGCAGTAGCGATTGCTTTCTCGATAGTGATAAAGAGACGGCGAACGTTAATGCGATCGAACGCACTTGGCTTGGTCAAAGCAGTTTTGTCTCCAAAGAGAACGGTGCCTTGTCCAGGAAGGGTAAGAACGGGGTTAACACGCTTTTGGTAAAGCTCGTCCCGATCTGCTTGCTTGGGGTTGTAGGCCAAGCGAACGATACCCTGAAGTTGACCGCGGTTAAGACCAGCAGGTGAGAACCAAGGATCAGCAACATCGTCAGTGGATGCACAAAGACCAGCGATATGACCGGACAGTGAAACCCATGCATAAGCGTCACGATACTTGTTGTAAACGTAAGCAGGAGTGCTGTCGAACACAAGGTAGCTGCTTGAGCCGATTGCGTCGAACTTAGTAGTAACTTCGCTCTTTTTAGCAGCGTCAGAGGTTTGATCCTTAACAGTGATTGGCGCGGAAATGAATCCAACGCAGTCACGGCGAGTATCAACGATAGTTTTAAGGCGTGAATCAACCGTGTCGTCACCGTCTTCGTAAGCGAAGAGAAGGTTAACGTCAACAGTTTCGGAATCTTCAAAGAGATCCAAAGCTGTGGAAACGGTTGAGGAAGCAAACACAGTAGCGTCTGCACCACCGGCAAGACTGAGGTCTGTACCGCCGCTGAGCCAAGAAATTGCTCCAAGGTCAGTTGTGGCTGCAGTGATCTCTGCGTCTGTGGCTGTATTCTTTACACCGAAGATAAGGGAGGAGTTAGTATTAACAAAGTCTGCCCAGTAGTTCGATTCGCCAAATTGGTTTTTAGCATTACGGCCAATAGAAAGTCCTTCGTGGACTTCAAGAATCTCTCCTGCTGAACCAGTGAATTCACCGTCTTCGTCAACAACAACGATTGAAACCTCGTCGTTAACTGCGGTGCCACCTGTGAGAGCGTCTGCCCAATCGGTGGTTGCTGGTGTGAATTGAAGAGCTGCTTTAACCGATGATGGTTGTGCGCTGTAGTTGGATGCGTTAACAACGTGAACTTTAAGCGTGTTACCAAGTGCACCTGCATAGCGAGCTACGATGTGTGCGCCAGCTGTGTTAAGAGCTGCTTGGTTGCTTTCAAGTTCTGTAACCGAGCTGATTGTGAATTCCTCTGCAGGAGAGGCATCGTAATCAGATATGGCGTTGAATGATCCGCTTGCGTTCGCGCGAGAAACTTTTAAGTTGTTGCTGTACTTAAGAAATCCAGCAGCTTGTAAGAAGCTTCTTTCGAGTGTGGCGTTTTCTGTTGAGGGTGCTCCGAATATTCTCGCGAGGTCCTTCTCCGAACTGACGGTAACCAATTCTCCAATTGGTCCCCATCTGAAAAATCCTGCAAAACCACCAATAGAGGTTGATTGAGCTGGAATGATGTCTGACAGATCGATTTCTTTGATCTCGACACCTGGTGATACTAAAAATCCCATTTGATTTGTTATCCTTTCAGTGTAATTAATAAGTTAAACATAATAAGGTTATATTCAATACAATCTATTTATGATATTCGTTGACTTAGAGAGATCTCCAACGCTGTATGTCCTGGACCATCTCTTCATATTTTCCAAATGATTCTGGAGTTTGGTCCCCGCTATCTACGAAGCCAAACGGTGGCAAATCCTCTTCCATCTCCATCAGCTTTTCCTGATAAAGAAGATCCTTGAGCTGCACGTTACTCATGCTCTCAAAAATGTCGGTGCTGACGAACCATGCAAAAAGAACAAAGTTCATAACGGAGTCATCGTGTGTTCCGTCCTTACCTGCGTAACTGTCACCCTTGGGCTCAAACGAACTAAGCTCCGCGATAGTCTCGGGATCAACAAGGTGAAGCTTTGATTCCTCAATAAGGTCTTTTAGGTTGGTACATCCGATCCTTTTAACCTTTCGAGACATGGTAACGCCAATGCCGTTGCTTTTAACCGCACTGGTTGTAAAGGTGTTTTCGTATTCGTGGTCGTAGTAAACAGAGTTACAAACAACCATACCAGCATCATTGTTTTCTATAATAACAAGAGCTTGGTTGTAGATCTTGGCGGCTCGTACTATAAAGTTCGGAAACAGGAGCGGAGAAACGGTGTTGTCGCGGTATGTACAAACTTGCTTAAATGGATTTTGTGAAATGTCTATAACAGAAAACGTGCTGTAATCTTGTCCACGGCCTTTGGAAACATCAGCGCAAAGAACGTATTCGTGTCCTTCGATCGGCTCCTCGTAGTAGTTGATGTCGTGCTGCATCTTTAGCGGCACCTGCGCTTGCATGCCCAACAGCGTGTCTGAATCAATTAGTGTTTGTGAACTACCAATAAAGCTGCATTCGAATTCTTGTTTAAACTGAAGCTCGCTTGTGTTGGAAATGGTTTCCTGTTTCCATTTTTCGTCTCGACCTGGAACGTCACGCCATTTAATTGTGAATGGTTTGAATTCATTAGCGCCCTGTGTCGCGCCTTCCCAGATCTTGTAAAACATGTTACCAACACCATTTGGAGTACTGGTGATGATAACCTTTGTGTCCTTACCACTTGAAATAACGGGGTAGGTTGAGGTGTAGAATTCATTAGCCTTGTTAACAAAGCCAAATTCGTCAAGAAAAATACAGTTGAGCGAAAGACCGCGAATTGAATCACCGCTTGTTGCCGATGCGATGATCTCTGAGTTGTTACTAAAGGCAATGCTACCTTTGTTAAGAACCTTGCAGCCTGGTTGTAAAAAGAACGGAAGGTGTTCCAGCATGAGTGTTAACCGCCCGAGCATTTCCCTCGCAGTGGCACCTTTGTTAGCGAGCACACCAACCTTTTTGTCCGCGTTGAATATAACGTAATGAAGAAGCCAAGCAACGGATGTGATACTCTTACCGCTTTGGCGACAAGCAAGAACAATAGAGAAACGGTTGTCGTGAAAGTGTTTTACCATTTTTTGTTGGTAACCCCGCAGCTTAAAAGGCACCAAACCTGAATCAAGACTGATAACCTTTACATAGTTTTCACAAAAGTATGCCACGTCTTTCGAACACTTGATGTATTCGTTGATCTCGTGCTTTGTGAATTGCTGTTCTACCCCGTCGGCTTTTACGTTGGGGTTTCCGTTATATGAATCCGGTCTGGACATTAAATTTTATGCTTTTTTGATTTACATCATTAACCTATTTCGGTATAATAATTAAAATCAATTAAAGATCAATAGGTTCACTATCTGATCCTTGAAGAAACTTTTGGAGCTCAGATGTGGTTCCAACAAAGATAGCATTATTGGTTGTTGATCCACCTTCATTGGACTTAGAATCCTCGGTCTGAACAAGTTCCTTTCTTTGCTTTTGAAGATCAAGCAATTGCTGGTTCATTTCAGAAGCCTGCTTGATAAGTGTACCAAGAACTTCAAATGCACGTGGATGCTCGGCATCAGAAGCAAGACACGCCATTGACTCAATAGCAATCTCGGATGTTTCAATAAGCTTCTTTATTCGATCTCGTGCGTAACGGTAATCTTCTTCCGTTTCGTCTATGAGTTGGGCATCAGAAGGACCAATCAAGGTATCGACTGTGGCGAGTTCCTCAGAAGTCTTTTTTACCTCGTCCAGATTCTTCTGCAACGCGGTGATCATGTCGTCCTTTTTGCCCATAGTTTTACTTATGATTTTTATTCTGCGGGGGAATCTTCAACCGCATCGTTTTCAATCCATGCAGGAAGAGCATCAACAAGAGCAGCGGTAAAAACACCAAACGCATTAGCAACTTCTGGTACTTCTGTCATCAGTGTGTCCATGTCTGCAGTTCGGAGTGTGTATGCCTTTTCAGTGTATGACTTTTCGCCGCTTTCGTCATTCATATAATGACATGTAACAGTGCAGCTTTTTCCCTCACCAGTTTGGTCTTGGTATCTCAGGTGAGAAACGAAAACACCATTAAGCTCGGGCTTTTCGATTGTTTCAGCAGGGATTGTTTCCTCTGCGGGTATGATAGGTACGCTCATAGGTTTGTTTATTTAGGGTTAATTTTATTGTACGTAAAGTTTTGCTCCAATGTAGGATCCAAGGGCAGCGTTTCCGCCACCTACGTTACAAGTGGTTCCGAATCGTTTAACCTGAAATCGGAAAACATCGTCCGCCGCGGCAACCACTTTAAAGCTCGGGATGGAAGCGGAACCTTCATCGATCGTGGCGTTGTTTCGAGAGGCATACTGAGCATCTTTAACGATCTCAGTTCCATTTTTAAGAATCCTCAGCTCTAACTGAACCCGGTTGTTTCCGTTGTCTGTTATTAACAGTTTGTAATCCAATTCAAGCATGCCCGCCTTAGCAACTGTTAGCTCTGCGGTTCCTGATGCCCAAGTAAAGTCCGCGGCTGTTATTGCCGGTGTGTCCCAAATGGAGGTGATGTTTGCGAAAGATGTTGTGACCGCCTGGGTGCTGGTTCCATCATCTTGAACCTGGAAAAAGCGAATGCCGCTGTAGGTATCATCGTCGTGATGCGCCAGTGTTCGGGTAACTGCGTTGTCACCGGAGTCAACAAGAGTAACTAGTAGATCCCCATCCTCTCCCGTACCGGTTCCATCTGACATCCAAATAGCAGAATTTCCTGCATCAGGAGTTGTGGGATCAGCAGCTTGATCTTGAAGCTTCAAAGGTCCTTCCAGATTCAAATCATTCGCAATTGTCACATGAGCACCGTATTCGATTTTCAACGCTTCGGTGTTTTGAACCCTCCATCTGTAAGCATATCCGTTGGCAAGGGCATTGACGTTAGTGTCGATTCCTGAGTATTGGTAATATTTTGAAGACTCGCTCGAGCCCACGTAGGAAACTCTGTCATAATGGGTTCCGGAGCTGCTTTCAACGTCTATGCCGGTTCCATTGGTGTGTTTAAGAATAATTTTACCATTAACATTAAGGGTGCCAGACCCATCTCCAATGTTGAGGTCTGATCCATCCGCGGTTGTGATGTCTCCGCTAATATCAAGATCCGTTCCGTAAATCGTGCCCCATCGGCCTGTGCCGGAGTTACCAATGTTGTTTGTAGCACCGTATCCTAAGATGTCGTGACGCCATTGGAGATCCCCGGCTTCGAGCATCGTACCTCTAACAGCACTGTTAGTTTGAAAGTATAATCCGTTGCCTAGGACGTTGAGCCTCATGTAGTCACCCGAGTGCGTTACCTGAAGTGAATCAGTGGCCATGCCGTTCGGAGCAAGAGCTATTGCCCCGTCACTCTTGATCTTCTTGCCGCCGACCATAGTGACATCACCTGCAACTTCCAATCCGGTGTCATTTATAAGCTTTAAATCTGTACTGGTAAGGCGAGCACCGATGTTTAGCGTGCCGTCTTTAATACAGGCAAACTCGAGTAAACCGTCTTCAGATGCATCGGTTTCATCGTTGATCTTACCGGTCATTTTAGCGTAAACAACTTCTTCATCAGCG